TAGGGTTGTCTCTAATAGAGTCGCCCCACCATCCACGTAAGTCATATGGATATACTGGATAGTAATTAGCCTTAGTTAATTCTTCTAGTGTAGCACGTTGATCTGTTTGTAGCATTATATAACAAGCGGAGATTAATGAATTGTCTCTTAGTATATCGTTGTCTACTATTTGTATATCACAATAGGGCTTACCTTCTACTCTAGTGAATGAAATATCTGCTGGACCAGTCATTAGTGTACCACCTTTGTATTCTCATAATCGTTTTTATCAAATGCCGTTGCTGGATCTGGAGTACCTGCTATATCCAGCGAAGGGATGGTAGTTATCTGTAGTCCAGCAGTATTGAAATAGGAATGTTGGTGCGTATCATATTCCGAAATCAATAGATTCAGCTTTGTTGTTAGTTCATTGATCTTAACGATACCTTCATTAGTAATTCCATTCAACTCTACTGCTGTGGCATCTGTACCTGCCAACTTAACATTATTACCGGATGCTTCTATAGATCCGTCTTCGCATAGTTTAACCATTGCTCCAAACGCATTGAAGATTGCTGATTCACCATTAGCTAAGTCTGGTTTGAACTTAGGTACTTCAAATACTAATAGGGAAGCATTACCTCTATCACCACCATAGAAAACAGCTATGCCATTACCTTCTTCATCTACAGGCATCTTACTAGCAAACCCAAACTCCTGTAGATGTTCTACAGATGTTATGTTCTCGCCGTTCAATGCAGTGAATGAGTATCCACTATTATTTACTAGATTAACAATGCATCTAGCAAGCATGTTTTTTATTTTCATTCTAACCATCCCGAAAGTTCTACAACCTTACCACCGTATTTACTAGGAGGGACTAGGATTAATTCTGTGTATTCGTATCCATTGTCTAGTACGTAATTAATACCCTCTACTAAACGAAGTCCATTAGTGATTCTACAGCTAGGGCTATTAATTGTGACGTAGATACCCTTTTGAATCAATCTAAGCCCTGGGATCTTTGCTTTAAGCTTCTCTACTGATCCTTCAAATCCTCTAGCAGCCCAATCAGTTTGATTTACTACTAATGAATTGTTAGTACTAGCATCCGAGATAAGGCAAGCCCTGCGTACATATGGATATGTTCCTGTTACTTTATTGTGTACTTGTGTATTATTATTGCCATTCAAAAAAGAACTCTGTCCTAGTACTTCATATTCACTTGCTTGCTTAGTAGTATCTACCACTAATTGAAAGTTGCAATTCTGTCCTTCTTGTAGTTCTAATTCTATGGGAGTGTGTTCGGTATACTTAGTGAGGCGTAATTTATTATCTGTAGTTGTTGAGGCTACTAACCCTGAAAAGGTACATAGTTCTCGTATGATTCCATAGCATGTACTATCTAGTTCTACATTGTACTTACTAAAGAATACTCCCTCATCTCCTTCCACTTCTATATCAAAGGGAAGGGCGAGGGCTTGGATAATCTGTTTAGTGGATCTATTTATAAACTCACCTGTACTTACTATAGGACAGGAATCAATTAGGGAAGCGGTTAAACTTCTGGCCAACCACTTTGCTGTGTTTTGGATTGGACTTACCTTATCTATCCTAGCTCGGAATAAAGTAGTTTCTGAATCTAGCTTTACTTCTATTTCCGTATTAGCTTTTATGTTTTCGATTGACCTACCTGTAAATACAACTGAATCAGATATTCCTGTAATGCTTGTGGATATAGTATATGAACTCCATAGATCTATATCTTGTCCATCTACTGTGATGATCATGCGCTTAGTACCTCCAATTCAGTAGGGGGATACAGATTACTTTGTGTGTTGTTACGTAATGCTAGTAATTCCTCTACTGCTATGTCACCATATAGATTATACGTGGTGACTAGTAATGGTGTGTTCTCCCTAGTACTAATAGTTCTTACTTTAGGGAGTAGGGCTTGTTGCTCTAGCAAATACTCTAGGGACGCGCCATACATAGATTGTAGCAATGAGAATGAATCCTCATACGAAGGGGAACTACTATTGATGCGTACCTGTAGATTGAATGCTGTTGTTAGTTGGTCTATTACCGTTAGTACTTCTTCACTAGAGAAGAATTGTGCATCGACTGCTGACGTACACATATAGTTAAACTGTGTATTAAGATGTAGTTGATCTACCGATAGGCTATACCCGTCATCTTGTAGTCCTAATGTCTGCAGTGCTTGATCTGTAATGTTGTGGTACTTGTTTCCTAACACAGTGAATCTATTCTTCATATAGTTATATGCATCTACTGGACCAGTAATAGCATCTATTAAAGTACTATATGAGTTTAGGATTTGTTCGGCCAACCTGGATGGGGTTAGGATCAGTGTTGATATCTTATTAGAAATTGCTGTTACTTCTCTAATATATTTATCAATACTTCCTGTTACTCCAGCAATGGAAGCTGAAAGGTCATCTATGAAAGATGTAGTAGTAATGCTGGCTTTCGCACTTGCTATAGACAACGCCACTCCATTCAATCCTTGATATCGTTCTGATGTTATCCAAGGTATGTTGTGGTTGTTGTTTTCATTTAATGCAAGGGCGACTCCCTGTGCTGCTACAACTTCTCTGGTATTTGCTGTTAAGTAGTCAGACGACAGAAGGGAGATGCTTTGTTTAGTGTTAGTAGAAGGAATGACAATGTCAGTAGTTGCTCTGTAGAACTCAATGTCTACATATTCAATCCCGCCCTTGTTGTTGTCGTAGGTAGCACTGACTGTAGCCGGTACTGCTGGGAATGCGCCATACGTAGGTAACTGTAGTAGTTTAGGATTAGGATCGTTTGCTGCTTCTAGAAACTTATCCCTTGCTACTGTATATGATACCCGTGTATTATTCTCTGTATCCCGTTCATCTATAAAGAAGGCGCGTAGTACTATTTTGTTAGGTAGTCCAGACTTATCTTTAATAAGGGGATGTTCTCCAGGTGCTATTTCACTACTGGATACTACCTTTTCCCAATAGGGTTGAAACAACCCTCCTTCTAATACACCCTTCAAAGCATCGGCGGAGGCGGCTATATTTAATTGTTTAGCTGTAGCATTGTTAGCTGCACCCTCCGAAATAGCTACACGTTCGGCTGCTCTCTTTCTACTAGAGCTTGAACCTGATGTTACTGTAGATGGTGCGCCTTTGAATAATTTAATTACCTCTACATCTCTTCCAGACTGTATTGTATAATTAACTACGCCGAATGGCACCCCCGCATAACTAGCGGGGTATAACGTTTGTCTCAATAGATCTATGTCTATTGCTGTTGCTGGAATTGTCATTGGTATTCCTCTGATTAAAATCCGTACTGTGCATAGTTGATATAATTAAACGTAGGTGCTACCGATGATGTGTCTCCGTTGTTGACTTCTACTGGTCCTTCTACGTCCTTAACAACCGCAGTTGGATTACCATTAGCATCTACTCCTACTGTAATCGCTACCTTGCCTTCTTTCATAGCATCATTCATTGCTGGATTTCTATCTAGGTATCCATCTAGGAATTGTGCATTTGATTTTGCATTCTGTGCGGCATCAGTATTGTTCCATGCTTTCATGTCTGCTACGTGTCCCGCAAACTCCTTATGCATTTCTGCTGTTAGCGACTCACCCCAATCCTTACCGAATCTTATTTCTCCGATAAAGTCTGCTACTTTCATAATAGGAGTAAGGAGCATTTCTACAAACTTCAAAGAACCTACCATGAAGCCAGCCCAGAATGCCTTGCCTATAGTTTTGAATGCTTCTTGGATTTGACCTGATGAAAACTGTGCAAGGATTAGATCTCCTACATCTGCAAAGGAGTCAAACATCGCTTTACCTGTCTTCCATATATCAGCGATTGCTACTCCTATTACAAACACCCAACCAAGGGCGACTTTGAATCCAGCACCAAACATACTTCCTATTAATGGAAGCTTAGTAAGTAACGTAGACATCTTAGCAAAGAACGACAGTCCCGATATATATTTAAATGCATTTACTAACAGTAGTATTCCTTTTACAAACTTGGCACTACCGAAGACTAACAGGGATGCTCCTATTGCTATTCCTAATCCAGCCATTGCTTTCGTTAGTAATCTAACTTGCCATGTAGACTGTGTTAGTATTGATTCTATAGAATCTAATGCTCTGTCTAATTGAGTTTGTGTCTTCTCATTGAAGAACCAATCACGTTTGATTAGTTTGAAGCGTTGGATTAGAATATCTACGCGCCTGTTCATGGCTTCCATATTTACGGCAGCCTGGATGTATGCTATGTTAGTGCCTGTAATTTCTTCCTTCCACTGTGCGAATAGATCTGCTTGGTTTACTAATGCCTGTGCTACTTGGAATGATTCCAATCCAAATATGTCCATTAGTTCTTTTGGAGATAGTCCTGCTTTTTCTAGATTTAAAAGGGCTTTGTCGAATCCTTGTAAGATAGGATTGAACAAGTCGTTCTGTTGTCCTAAGCGACCAAGGGCGGTTTTTAACTGTGTACCTACCATCTCTCCTGTAAGACCAAGACGAGAACCAATCATTGCTGTAGCCATTGCATCTTCAAATGACAGGTTCATTCCTTTCATCATACCACCTGCACGACTCATTACCTGTGCAAGTCTATCAATCTCAAACGAACCTAACTTTGCTGCTACAGCAAACGTATTAATAATTCTATCTGAATCTTCCAATCCCAAATTAAATTGGTTCATAGTCTGTGTGATTACTTCACCTGACTTATGGAAGGTTAGTCCTGATGCTCTAGCAAGTACTGCGGCCGCATCTGATACTTTTTCAATTGCGCCTTCTATTTCAATGAACTCTGATTTGTTAGAAGCAATACGCTTCATACCTGATACAATGTTATCTGAGGCTAGTCCCCATTTAACAGATAGTTGATCAGCTTTGTTTGTTAGTCCCTCAAGGCGAGTGCCGGTGATTCCTGTCAATGCTGACAAGTTCTTTACTGTTTCTTCGTATTGCGTTCCTTCTTTCCACACAGATCGAAGTGCTAAGGCTAGAGCGGGTACAGCAACAAACGCTAGGCGACTCATTGCTGTATCCATTCCAGTCATAGCTGCTTTACTAGCCTTGGATGACTTCGTGACTTTATCTACACGCTTCTGCATAGTATCAAGTTGCTTATTTAGGTTCTTCGTAATCTTACCGAAGTTTGATACCGCTTTTATGTCTACTTTGATTGTATAGTTACGATCCATAATTACCTACTTACTATGCTGTTTTAATTTCTTGCTCATGTATTCGGACTGATCCATCCAGTCTTTCATAGTATCACTTGTCATCGTGTCTAGTTCGGAAGGTTGGAAATGATAAAGGTGAGCTAACCAACCACCACACCTCATCATTTCTGTACGTAGGTATCCTATATATGTTTCAAACAACAACATATTTTGAAACCATGCCTCATATGTAAATACAGTTAATGTATCTACTATTAGTCTGTGCCTTCCTCTGCTATCCCCAAAAAATCTGGGAGTACCTCCATGAGTGCGATAGTATCATCATAAGACAGACGTTGTAGTACAATCTTAGGTTGATCGGAACATGCAATGAGCATTTCCATTCCTCTTTGGAAGTTATCTGTAGAACGTACCTTAGTCAACTCACCCAAGGTAGGTTTGTGTAAGGTAATAGATTCGATTGTATTATCTGGACCTAATTCAATAGGCACTACTAGCTGGTGTACGATTGTGTTATTCATTGTGTTGTCCTTTTGTTTTATTTGTTATAGTAAAAAAGGGACAGTAGAGTTGGTGTATTCTCTACTGTCCCTTATATTGTTTTTGTACTACACTTCCTGACAGGATTCTGCCGCGAAGACAATAGATACTTCACCTTCTTCCGGTGCGAGTTCTACCTGGTCTAGTACAGTTGCGTTAGTCAACTCCCATACTTTACCATTCGCCAATTCAATCATGACAGTTCCATCTACGATATTCTGCAATGCAGTAACGTCTAGTCCAAGACGGTCAGTAATCGTAATGTCTGCACCAGGGGCAGCAGCTTTCAATGCTGTACCATGATACTTATCAACTCCTACGATTGCTTCCCGCATAAATCCTGCTGGACGGATTGTTGCTAGTGCTTTACAGTCTTCTGTAGTTCCATTAAATGTAATGCTTTTTACGCCTGCTCTATCAGCCATTGTATTCTCCTATAATATTTTTAATTTAGTTTACTTGATATTCTTCTATTACAGAAAGAACTGGAGTTCGCCACCAAAGATACGGAACTGATTGACTACGTTAGGAGGAATGATACTATCCACTCTAGTTTTGTCAGTGTCGTTTCTAACAACGATCAACTGTGTCTTGAACTGGTTATAGTCTTCTACAATAGCAAGTCCTTCCTGTATACGGAACCATCCGAGGATAGTAGCTGTGATACGTTTAGGTGTTGCTACCTTCTGTCCGGCTTTAGCCTGAATGCCATCGTTAGCTAACTTATAGTTTTTATAAGTAACTCCAATGAGGCTAATCAGAGACTGTCGCAGATATGAAGTAGTGAAGATCGTGTTGGCATCCTGATAACTATCATCAGGTAATCCATCAGTTTCTGTATATGTAGTAGTAAGTCGTAGGGTTTCTACGTTCCCTGTACTATCTACTTGACCGATCGCAACACCTGCGGCTACCATTGCCTGTAGTTCTTCAAAGAGTGCTTCATTCTCTGGAAGTTCATTAACTACGCCTACAATGTCAAGATACTGCATAGGTACTGCTGGATCTTCACTAATGCTACTTGCCATAATACCTGCAATACCTGCTGCCTGTAGAGATGACGGACAAGGACGTTTAAATCCACCGTTCCAATAGGTAAGGTGTGCATCGTTATATGCTGTCATTTCTGCCACTACACTACTTGGCGATCCTGACGTACCCATAATCTGATGTCCTTCCAACTGTACTGTAGAACCAAAGCGACGATCAATCTCCGTTTGTAGTCCTGTATAAAATGCAGTTTCGTTATATGGATTTACAAACAAATCAATTACATTGTCTGGTAACACACCTACATAATCTGCTACGTCTACGGAAATAGGGCCAGCACCACTATCAATAGCAATTCCTGTTACATCCAGTGCAGTACCAACCTGAGTTCCTGTGGATATGGTAATCGTCGGACCAGTAACTACATCATATCCACGGATAGTCAATTGCATTTGACCCGCATCAATATAGGTTGCACTTACACCAATACTTTCTAATGTAATTACTCCTGCTGCGGAAGATATGGTTTCCCATGATGTGTTTAGTGTATTTAGTTTTGTTACAATGGCAGCTGCGATTGCTGTTTCATCCATATCCGCTGTAATGGATACGAATACCTTCTCTCCATTTAACATGCATGTTAGTGTGCCACTTACTAATGATGCTGTCTTTGTTACTGTTACCTCTAGGTCAGCTTTCGATTGGTCAGCTGGATCTATAGGACTAGACACGCAATATACTTCTACATTGCTACCAATTTGTAGATTTCTAAATACATTACGAATTAGATCATATGATGGTGACTGTCCATAGAATGCGTTAGCTTCTCCTTCTGTCAGGATTCGCTTATAGCCTATACGATCGTTGCCAAGGCTTCCATCTATATGTTCTCCTAATACACAGACTCGGAATGCATCTACTGCATTAGGGTCAATAGCGCGTGTGTTATTAATTTCAATATATGTTCCAGGAACATTAATACCTGCTGGAATAGTCATATTACTTTGCTCCTTCTGTTGTTACTTTCTTTGCTACGGGTACATCTTCTACAATATCGCCCATCCGTAATGCTCTGGCAATTGCTTTCGTATACGGAACCTCTTTACTCTTACTGCCAAACTTTTCTCCAGAAGTTAATGTAACTTCTTTAGATTTACTAGACTTGACTTTAATCTTACGTGCCATTGTTATCTCCTGTTATTATTCATCATTCATATCTATTACTTGTAAGCCTACTGCTGGACCGTCCTCCCCTTGTTCAGTTGCATATAATGTAGCAAGGAAGTTTTCAAAGTTCTGTATGTCATAGTCGTCTTGATTACCTAATCCATCTTTACTAGCTATGAACCTTGTATCCTGCATAAAGGTGAATACTCTGATGTACTTTGCTTTGTCGGAGAATACTGTGGCATCTCCTACAAACCGTAAAGGACTAGAGCACTCATATCCTACTGGTTCCCATCCATTCAAGCAGTACAGTAATATTTCTTTAAATGCTATTATATTTTCTTCTGCTGTTTGTTTACGTCTATCTTCCGTATCAAGGATTACAATGATGTCGAATCCATGAAAGATATCCTGATCAACTGTTTCTATTACATTAGTAGTGGTTGTACCATCTGTTAATGTAACAAAGCAACTAGGAGACTTTAGATTCTGAATACCTGTTTCAGTGATGTCTTCTAAATAAGCACTTCCTGCTACACGGTTAGCATAACTATCAAAACCTGGTGGTAAGTCTAGTGTTGCTTCCGCTGCTAGGATTGTTTCTTTAATGCGTTTGATTACGTCACTTGGTTTTATAAATGTTACCATATGATATCCTCTTAACTTAACCGATTGATTATATCCTGTGTTAGTAATGGAATGTTCTTTTCTATAGCAGGACGTAACCAAGGTCTAGGTGCTAGATACCCACCCTTTCTTCTGTGCGCTCCAAATTCTAACCACAAGCCCCGTGGAGTCGTTGATCCCACAACGCCGAGTGTTGATCCGGTTTTATTATTATGAGTGAATCTAGAGCCAATAGAATTAGCTAAGAACCCCGTTTGGGACTTAGGTGCTTCACCTGGAGCACTAGACCTATTAGGTTGTCCACTATAATGTGTTCCTGATCGACTACCTGTACGTATTGCCTTCTTAGCATCTCGTTCTATGTTCTTTGTTGTTTTCTTAATAGCTGCTGGAATTTCGTATCGTTCAGCATGTGCTAGTATGTTTAACAACTTTCGTAGATCAGTTATGTCTGTTTTAATCGTGACATGTACTGGCATAATGAAAACTCCTATGTTGTTTCTGGAGCCGGTGTTCTATATCCACGAGGTCGTTCATATGTTATTGTAGGTGCTGGATTTCCTAGACTTCCAACAGTAGGCCATAGACCTTTTGGTGGTAGATTACTAGTTGATGGATAATTCCAAAATTCTCCTGTGCTACTGTCCTGTGTTATCCACTGTCCTCCACCACCGTAAAATACTTGTAATTGTATATTACTTATTTGTGAATATGCTGGTCTGTCCTGTTCTATCTTTACCAAAGGTGCTACACCATCTATGGATGTGCCTGTTCCTGATATCGTTATATTATCTGGATTAGTTGGTACTGCTGAATCGTATACTGCTTCTATCCTAAGGAAGCGTTTCTTTGGATCATCTACGTTTCTAGCTATTTTTTCTACTCCGATGACTTTATAGTAATCATTCCTCCATAAAATCATATTCGTACTGTCTATAGAAATAGATGCGCCATTCCTTACTATAAATAAATGTGTGCGTTCATTGTCTGATCTGCCTATACCAAACTTAGATTCGGTAACTTCCATACTCCTGACGCGGGAACGTAATGAATGCTTCACAAAATATTCATTCTCGACAGAGTATTCCCCAAAAGGAATGTCCGAAACAGTCAGTATAATGACTTGCTCTCTCATTTGTCCTATTGTTGTTCTGTCTTTTGCCATTATTTAAACCTCTGTATTTTATAGGGACTCCAGGCAGCTTTCGCGCTTGGAGTTATAGAACCCATCTTCTGGTCTTCCCTATGCTCATACCAGTACGCAATTAGAAATAAGATTCCCTGCCTAATACCATATGGTACATCAGTGTCACCATCACCGAAACCGGCTGTGACTTCTATTCCTAGTGCATCCAAGTCTCTTATAGTGGTTGAACTGTAAGTGAATGGCGACTGTAAAAATGCGACACGCGCACCCTGTGATCCATTTAAGGATGTGGTATATATAGTATTGTCATCTGCTAATAGCGTTGGTGTGCCGTCTAAATCGTATACAGAAATATCACCAATCGCCTGTAGTTCCCCTAGAGGAAGATTGGCGACTGATGGTGTTTCTTGTAATAGGCAATACACCTGCTGTGCTGTATACCACAGGGTGGTCGTGCTTGTGAGTAAGGGTCTACCTAGAAACTGTTCGCACAAGTTTCGAGCAGCAGGTTCCATCATATCTACTAGCATAGAATCATCTTCGGTAATTTCAGCGTCTATATAACAGATTGCTTTCATCTCCTCTAATGTTACTATTACGTTCAATGGGTCTTGCGGTACTATCTTTCCTGCTACTGGTGCAATGTTCATGGTAGACCTCTCAATATGTATTAGTCTTCGTCATCTAAAAACAATGCAGACAACTGTTCAGCCAGTTGTTCGTCAGTAGCATCTTTTGCAAATTCTTCATCCATAGATTCTAGATGGACGATAATTGCTTCCCGTCCTTGTTCTAGAAGTGCGTCGACTGAATACTCTGCATCTCTTGCTTCTTTCTCTTCTGCTTCTTTCTTGGCTTGTGCTTCTTCTTCTTCTTTCTTAGCTTCGGCATCTGCTTTAGCTTGGGCTTTTTCAGCCTGTGCTACTTTATCTGCTTCTACTTTTTCAGCATCAAGTTCTTTCTTACCTTTCTTATTGAGTTTCTTAGAAACAAACTTATCTTTTTCTAATCCAGCAATAAGATGTACGGGAATTTCTTCCTGTGTATTAGCAAGGCATAGTTTAGTCACTATTCCAATGCCGTCTAATGCAACCTTACATGTACGTAAGATCTGTACCTTCTTCATTTTTAGTTTCATAGTACCTTCCTTTTAAAATTTAGAAAAGAGTAAAGGTGGCTGTTACACCACCTAGACTTATTTCAGTTATACAGGTACTACAATCCCGTCTTTACTGAACTCGTTGTCTTCCAGGTTGATTACGTTATAGTCAACATCTGTAGCAACTACGGTTACAACCGAACGTACATACTGTACGATGCCACTATAGGACAAGGCTGCAACACCTACGTCAGTAAGAGCGATATCTACGTCACCATCGGCCTCGCCAACAGTTTCATCGAAGGTAGCATCAGTCCAGTCCGAATCATTCGGGGAGGTCTGTAGTTTCATGGTTGCACTAGTAAGGCCAACTGCTTCTGTTACATTCATGTAGAATGCGGCACCTACTTTACTTTGCATATCTACTGATACGCCGTTTACTGTACCTGTAGAAGCAGCAGCTTCATTAGCTGCCAATACTGGGGTTTTACTGAATCTAGCATCGTTCATTTTGAATCTCCTTAATATATTTAAAAACAGGCTAGGTTGCCCTAGCCATTATAGAATGTAGCTAGCCTTACGCTACAGTACCAGTTTTCATCAGTTTGATACCTTCAAAGTTGACGCATGATCCACCAACGCGGGCATTCGTCTTGAACACGATGTAAGGGTGCATGGTGAACGGGTCACGCAGTACACGGATCGAGGAACGGTCTACAATCAAGTAAGACTGTTTCAGATCACCAAACATGATAGACAGACTATCAGCTGCCAGTGTAGGCATGTAGTTCATTTTCACAATCGGATCACCCAACAGAGTTGAAGGTGCTCCAGCAGTGATGCCAGGCTGCCACAGGTACTGATCAAATCCAGTTCCAGTATCAGACTTCAACTGACGGATAGGAGTAAGCGTCTTGCGGTTCATGTAGAACTTAGCGGCATTAGCAAACTTATCTTTCAGAAGATCCTGTAGAGCAATCAACTGATCAGAGGTGATAGTAGTAGCAGCACCAGACTTGATCTGTTCGATCTGGTTCCAGTTCACACCGTCTTCATAGGTAAGGATACCACGAGGCTTGCCTACGCCATTACCTGCGAGGAATGCTTGTGCTTCCAGATCAGAGAACGCATCCGAGATCTTTCCACCCAACCAAGACTCTAGTGGGAATGTAGCATCTTCAAGGATGGTCTGTGTCAGAGCTGGTCCAGCATACATTTCATTTACAGTAATGTTAGCTTCCTGCAACTGAGGAGTATTAGTCTTACCACGGGCTGCTCGTTCTGTTACCCATCCAGCGGCTGCTTCACCAATATCAATGAGATACTTAAAGGTATCGCCACCAATAGAAGTTACACCAGAGTTTTCGCGGAACGGAGTAGCATCACGCTTAGCAGTCTGAATCATGTTAGACATGGGACGAGGAATAACGAATCCACCGTCAGGATCAGATCCTGCATACATAGACTTCAACTGGAGGTCTGCCAGTTTAGTTTTCATTTCTGGAGACTCATCACCACAAAGGAATGCTTTAAACTCTAATGCATGTGTAGCTGCCAGTTTCTCTTCCACTGATGCAACTGTGCCTTCGTCGGCCTCAAGATCATTCAGCTTCTGTTCCATAGCATCATTAGTCTTCTTCTGTTCAGTCATCAAGTCTACCAGACCCTGATGCTTAGTATCCAATGCTTCTACAGCAGTATCTACCTTAGCAAGCGTTTCTTTAAGATCTTCTGGAACATTGCCCAGTTTAGTTTCAAACGTATCGCCACGCTTGATTTCGGTTTTCAGATCTGCTACAGCAGTCATCAGTCCTTCATGGGTTTTCTTAGTTTCTACCATGATTTGTTTTTGTACTTCATCTGTCATTGTATTCTCCTGTTATAGTTTATATGGTTATCGAGCTTGTTCCAGCTCTAATGCTCTATTCATCGACTGCATTACTTCTAGAACGTCTTTTACCTCATTATCATCTACCTCACGCAGATGGTCAGCATTGGAAAGCTTAATAGCTGTAGTAGCTGCCTTCTTACTAACTGACACAGAAAATCCTACCTCACGCAGGATTTGCTCTATGGTCTTAGGATCGTTCTTTATGTCAAATCCATCAAGTTCTTTTATAATGGACTTGATAGAACGTACTGACGCTCTTGTATTGGAAGCAAAAGCGGTGAAGCTGTATTCTTTAATATCTACTTCTTTCAATTTACGTACTCGTTCTGTCTCATCTATGGCGTAGTCTTTAGTAAGATAACCAATAGACAATCCCATAGTACCTCCTAGTTCCTGTGCTTGTTTCGCCAAAGCATGTCTTTCAACCGCTTTCGCTACTTTCATGTTCAAGGCTCCAGAAACTAGTAATCCTACGGTATCTTCTACTGCTGTCTTATTATAGCCAATCTGCTCAAACTTAACATGATCTGCTAGAATGGGCCAGATGCCTTTGCTTTCTTTAATAGATGCTACGGTAGAACCTGATAGTAAAATATCTCTGTGTGCATCTACGTTGCCGAATACTGCTGCGTATCCAGAAAATGTTCCATCATCTTCTACGGCCTTTATCTCAAATGTTGTTTCAATAAATTGCTTAGCCATTTATGTACTCCTTGTCTTAGGTATAGTATATCATATATCTGGCTATTAGCTAGATATATTCTAATAGTTCGGGCTTACTCCTGTGCATCCTGCTTTTTGTTAGGCTTTTTGGTAGTTTTATCCCTAACAATCTCTACACTACCTCTAGTAGCAGGATCGGCTAATGCAAACGTAAGTGGTACTTGTGCGGCATTTGCTACTATATCGTCGAGTCCTGTTATAGTAGATTTACTAATCATTTCTCTACGTTCATTAACTGTTAGTATGTCCTTACCCTTAATACAGGCTTTTTCCCAAATGGCATCTCTAATAGGTTGAAGCGCACCGATGCTTTCATAGTTAGGTACGATTTCATATTTTTCTGTATCTAGTGTTCCTAGTCTTCCAAAGAAGGTTGTAAGCTGAATTGCTACCTTGTCACATAGAGGCATGATGGTATCTGTCCACAAAGCAAGTCTGGCTTCTTTCTGGTTGTTGTAGGTGTTGTCCCCACTCAAACCCAATAGCATAGCAGGGTATCCTAATGCACTTGCTACGATTCTAGCAGACGCTGCTCTGGATTCTAAGAAGTCCATCTCTGCTGGACTCAGGCTCATAGTCTGCCATTTCAGTCCGCCTTCTAATAGAATAGGTGTTCCGGCGTTTTCCTGTCCGGCGTAGTTAGTCTTGATGTTCTCATTTAATCTATCGTATGATTCCTCCGTTAGGATTCCACCGTCTACGTCATCATAGCTGAAAACTCCAGAAGGTCTAGCAGCATTCTCTAGTAAAGAACCGTTCCACTTACCTGCCTTATCAAATATGTCTGCATCTTTACCTGCGGCTGTTAGTGCCGACTGTCCAATCCACATATTATTTGGATTGAAAGTTTTAAGGTGTAGTAGTTTAGTTTTACCGCTTATAGAAGAAACACGGAACTTTACGTCCTTTCCTAGATGGTGTGACTTCACTACATACTTGTTTATCATTCCAGACTTGTTTAGGTGTACTTCTACATTATCAAACGGAATAGTATATAACTCCCGTACTTCATCGCCATTGTATGGTGCTGCTTCTATTGCTACATTACCCTGTAGTAAATAGTAAGCATATACCGATTCCATCCAGGTTGTTCTATCCTGGTAAGGGTTTGGCGTATCTAGTACTTTAGATAGTGCTGTTACCTGTATTTCCTTAGATACCTTGTCACGTATCTGGAAAGGAACCATTGCTGCTGATGTAGAGATCTCATGTATACACGTAAAGACAATTGCATTTAATTTATAGCCTTGTGCTGTTTTAGTATCCCAATCTGTCCATGCTACGGTTGTTGAACCACCATAAGGAACAAATGCGCGTAACGCTCTACTTTTCTTTGTTTCAAACTCTGTATCGAATATAGTATTCATTATACTCCCAATTTCCTTATTCTTGGCTTTCTCACTTTAGTTTTGCTCATAAGCCATGTTATCATCCATACCATAGCATCCAGTCTGTTAGGACTCCATGTAGATTCATCTGGTTCCCAACTTACCATCTCATCTTCTAGATCCGGTAAGTGTCCTACTATATGTAGTCTACCTCTGTAAGCTAGACTTGCTACTGGTTCCGCTCGTATGGCTTTGCCTCTGGAAGCGTGTACACCTATGTAAGATATGTCGTCGTCTACTGTTCGTATCGTAGACTCTACCATATCCCCGCCGTTATTTGTTTCTCCTACAACCTTGTCAGCTTGTAGTTCTTCATACATCCTTACTGTGGCGTTTGCCCACTTAGCGGGCTTTCCTCTAATAGTATTGTCTAATACAATGTAGTAGTGGTACTCACCATCTATAAGATGTGCTCCACCTCCAATAATTCCTGTTTCATCAGATGTGGTCTTTCCTTTTGCTGCTGGGTCAACCCCTACAGCACAATAGGTAAAGTCTGGGCAGTCCTTAGCTAATATACGATTGTTGTGTATATCCATTAAAGTAAACAACGCGCCTTCGGCTCCTGTGCTGTAGGAACCCTCTAGGAAGCGTTTCTGCTTCTCCGGCGACATATTCTTGAGGATATCCAAGTAAGCACTACCAACGTTCTCTAAATTGTCCGTAGGGTTGATCTTTAATACAGCGTACTGCTTACGTTGTTCCTTAGTGTATTCTATGTTAGTTTCTGGATGTGTGTGTTCATACCACTGTAAATAGGTCCAGTGTTTAATACTAGGTGGGTTACAGTCATACAAAGCCATTAGCTTCATTTCACCGTGAGTGGGATCTACACATTTCTGTGCTAGACGGGTAAGTGCTATCTCATGTGCTGCATAGTCAATTTGACTACACTCATTGAAATATAACGTACCGTACTCATTACCTAGAATCTTTTCTACTCTAGCCTTATCATCCAATCCACCGATCCAGATCTCACTACCGTTAGGCAATGTATAAAAGGATTCTGATTTGTTCTCATCTATCTTATCGACTAGATTCGGAAAACAGATTCTAATCACTTTCGGGATGGTATCCCTACATAAACTAGTTTTTGCGTGGTTGTACCTCAACCTGAGAATACAGTGACGGGAGTTCTCATACTTCAATGCTCTAACGAATATAGCATAGATCATAATAAACGTCTTGCCACTACGACTACCACCATCAATAAGAAAGAAGCGTATGGCAGGACTAGACATAATTTGTATAGCCTCTGCCTGTTTATCATTCTTACTAAAGGTTGCTCTATTCCCGTCTGTGTTCTTTCTACGGTTATTTGAGTTTCGTTGTCCCTGGATCAGTCGTTCATTCCCAGAAGAAACGTATTCCTCCAGTTCATCGGGAATATGTACGTCTTTCATGTTAGCCTTTTATATATTTTTCTAGACCTACTTTTGCTTTATCTAGACAGTGTGTGGCATGTTTAAGTCTCTGTTTATTGCAGTTGGCTTGATACTCGAAGTATTCAACTTCTTTTTTCAATTGTGCTACATGCAACGCCATATCCTTTTGGCGTTCAGTTTCTGTTTCTATCCATACCTGCTTCTCTTGTTTATATACTTCTTCTGCTTTTGTCATAGCTTCCTTTCTATAAGTTCATGTCTTCTGATGGAATGATAACAATAGCTCCAGTTCTCTTTAGTTTCTTGTTGTATACATCCTGCATCTTGTTTAATTCCTGAATCGCTGAGATAGGATTAGTCATCTGTATAGACCTAGACCTGGACTTACCACCTAATGTGTCTTCCTTCTCATCAAACTTCAAACTAACAATTCCTTTATGAGATCCGGTCTTGCGTGCTTTTTCAATGTCTATCTCTATTGAATCACCTGTGATCTTCACGCAGTCTAGTACATTAGCTCTGGCCATAGAGGTTAAAGTCTCTTGTCGCTCACGTACAGACATAACTGAACTACGGCGGGCTATTGCTAAATTATCTTCTATTCTACGTTTAACCTGGGGTTTGTTCAAACATACTCTACCCCAAGCCTTCGCAATTACTTCTTCTACATCTGCTGCAATGGCCGCCCGGATAAGATCAGGAGTATCTGTGTATGCGTCAGCAAACATAATCTCCTGTAGAGTTAATCCTTCATCGTTATAAAAACAATATTCCCGCCAAGTCATGGATCGGGGTATGTGACCGCTGTTCTCAGCCTTGAGTGTAGTAGAAGCTTCTTGCTCTACATTCCTTACTGTACTCTTCATGGCTACTCCTTGTATTGAGAATCTATATATAGCATATATATTACGTTACGTCATTAAATACTTTTTAGTTCGCGTTCTAGCCAGTAAAGATACTACTCTGTAGTTTATGCCATACTACATAGTACCAGATACTTACGACTGAAAATCCCTATTCTAAATAACACGAACTACCATGGGAGATACCAATACAAAAAAGATCGGGTGTAGGGGGTGTGGGTATTAAAAAAAAATGGGATAATCTACACAGAGACATTAGTTCCTATATATGGAGAATGGTGGTTTTTGACAAATCAGATAGGGGAGGGAAAACAGAAAGTTCGATGTAGGGGGTTTGGCACTCAACTAAATTATTGGGCATCAGCCCTTCCCAGCTAGATAGATTGCTACAAAATAGAAACCCCTATGGTCTAGTAATCATTACTATTCTATAGGCCTATGGATTACTAGGTATTAGAAATTAGATAGATAGGTAGAATACTCATGTTTAATACGTGACTAGTTTCCAGGCCTATTCTATCTATCAACCTAATAGATTATATGATACTTGGCATGGTTTATATTACTTGTACTATTTAACTATTAGATAGTAGATAGAACATAGTATCTATTGATAGTTTATAGATAGCTTCTATTGCGTATAGATAGTATTGATAGAAGACTAGATAGATGGTTACTACCCACAAGTACTATCCAA